TCAGGTTGGCTAATGCAACGTCTAGCGAGATGTAGCCAGAGTTAGTGGCTTCTGGAACTTTGCCAATACCCACGTTGCCTGCTTGGTCAATGCGGAGGCGTTCTGTAGCGGCTGTTGTAAATGACATAAAGTCGGATGCGTGGTCGTACTTTAACATGCCACGACCTGATGCGCCTTCATCAGAAAATAAAATGTTTCCTGCATTTGATGAATTACTAACAATTTGAAAGTTACAGTTTTGGTTGTTTTCTAAAACAAAGAAGTCTCTTCCGCCGTAACCAGAAAATGTGGTAACGCCGTCAGAGCCAACAACGTGCAAAGTTTTATCTGGGCTGTTTGTGCCAACACCAACATTGCCATCAGATCCTTGCACAAACAAAGCGTGTGTGTTGTTGTCAGACTCAACGCGGAAGTCTAAGTCCATACTGTTTTCGTTGATTACCAACTCTGTAGCGTCCATAGAAATGCGTTCTTTATTTACACCCGCCAACCGAGTTTCGATAAGCAACTTCCCGTCTTCTGACCCATCCGTAGGATCTACAATAAAACCCTGTAAGAATGCGTAGGCAAAGTTACCACTCGCTGAGTCTTTACCCATGAACCGAAGTGTGCCAAGAGAGTCATTAGCCGCTGGGCTTGCGGAATCTCTCCTTAGATCAAGACGTGGGCCAACATTTTCGTCTTCGTCTGTAGAGATCAGACTAAGCTGTGTCGTGTTGCCGTCAGTCGTAAAAACCGCAGTTGTCCCTGTAAGACTGCCACTCACATCCATCGTGCCATTCACATCAATGGCAGTGGCAGTCAGATCAATCTCATCAGTTGCACCGAGCGATAAGACCGTCGCGCTAGAGCCTTGAATGAACTGGCTCGCGTCGTTAAACATAATCTTGTTGGTGCTGTTTAGCGTTAGGCCAGAACCGTCTGTATGAGTCAGGGTTGTGTCGCCATCTGCGCCAAACGTGATGACTGCACTGTCGGATGTAAACGTAAGGTCATCTTCAATGAAAAAATCAGGCACAGACAAGTCTTGGAAAGCATCAACCATCGCGCCGCCCGATCCGGCACCGTCTGAGTAGATCGCTTTAGTTTGACCATTGGCTATAGTGACAGTCGCGCCACTGCCCTGCTTAATTATGATGCTCTGCGATCCACTCGTTGCGTTCTCGATAAACCACAGCTTACTAACCGTATTCGGCCCTATAGTAATGGTGCAAGTGCTATCAAGAGTGCCAGTATATTTGAGAAACATACTCCTGCCGGGATCAGTAGAGCCATCGGCAATAGTAGTAGTATGCGTATCAGCATTGGTGGTAATAGCCTCCGTACCAAAGGAAAAAGCTTCACCTATCAACTCAAGGTTGGTATTTGTAGTCGTGCCCCAAGTGCCGGAGCCTTCTCCTGTAGCCAATTCGGACAAGCGAAGGTCATTAACGTAACTTACCATTTGATCACCTGTTTATGCGGCATCTCGGCCTGCTTTGATTTCTTCGTATCCTGCGGACTGGCTAGTATCGACAGCCGAATAACCCGCAGATTGGGTTGTACTCACTGGATTGTAGGACGGGTCTTGATTGGTGTCTATCTCGCCCCATACCAGAATATCACCGACACTTGCAACCATTGACACGCCGACAAGCTCAACAATTGCGCCTGCAACCGTAGTTGCATTACCAATGGCCGAGTTTATCTGCTGGCCGTCAACAAAGACGAAGTTAACCGTCTTGACCGTGGCCTGCCCTACGCCTGCCGTAATCGCTTGACCCGTGAGTGTAACATTGGCCTTCGCATCGATTGTCGGCGCACCAAGACCTGACGTAATCGACTGTCCCGTGAGCTGCACGATAGCGCCTGCAACCACTTGTATCGATCCAAGGCTTGACGTAATCGCTTGGCCGGTGGGCGCAACATTCGCTTCCGCATCTACGGTAAGAGCGCCAACGCCCGATGTGATTGCCTGACCTGTGGGTGCGACGTTTGCTTCAGCATCTACAGTGACCGCGCCGATGCCAGATGTTATGGCAAGGCCAGTAAGGGTGACTTTTGCTTCAGCGTCAACCGTCAGAGCGCCGACAGCAGCAGTCGCCTGCTGTCCCGTAGGCGTTACATCAATCGAAAGCGGGGTTCCCCAAGCGCCCTGCCCCCATGTGCCGCGACCCCAGCCTTCTTGAGACATCAGTCAGTCAGCTTGTCTTTGGCATCTTTCAGACGCTGAACCGCTGTGTGCATGATGTCACGCACTGCATTGGTCATGAAATCTGTCGCAAGCGAAGCCTCCATCGTCTCGATGGCCTCTTCGATATCTTCAATAGCCGTCATAATGACCTCCAATCAAGACAACATAATACGGCCTATGCCGCGTTAGGGACACCCTGAAATTTTCGGTTCAATATGCGCTGCACCTTGGAGTGCGTGAGCGGAGGTATGTTGTGCATACTGTTGACCTGCTTAGCGATCTTGCGAGGGCCAAAGCCGCGTTTATGCAGCTTGTAGATCGTCTTCAGCACCACCTGCTCTTCAGGCACCTCAACCAGCTTCTTGCGAGTCTTACTGCCCGTCTTGACCTCTTCGTGCCTAAAGCCATACGGCGCAGATCCGCCGATTGCGTAGCCGCGAGACGCCCAGTCGAGCTTGCCTGCGGCAAATCGATCCTTAATGGTCGCGTGTTCGATCTCGGCAACCGCTGATAACACCATCAGCATGATCTGGTTGGCCATCGAGTTCATATCGAACTTGGCATCCAAGCCCTTCGATCTGCCTGCGTCTGGGTAAACAATCGGCATCTCGCCAAACTGCTCGCAAAAGTACAGCGTGATACCGATATCTTGCAGCACTGGAATCAGGCCAAGAAGGTCAGAGCTGGATCGGCTCAATCGGTCAAGCCGAGTACAGATCACCACGTCATGACGGTCAATCACGTCAGTCATATCGCGGCTGGCGGGTCGATCTAGCACCGCATGGGTGCCAGAGATGCCCTCGTCTGCAAAAAACTCGGTCACCTCACGGTTGTACTTCTCGCGCACAAACTCACTGATCTGCTGCTTCTGCGTCTCTAACGAGATGCCAGACTTGACCTGCTCGTCTGTGGATACGCGGACGTAGCCGTAGATATTGTTTATTTGCTTGAGTGGGTTACCGCTCATTTCACACCGCCTTTGTAACCGTAATCGGCCATCTCCTGATGCAGTCGCTGCCAATTGATATCCAGCGGCATGTTATCGGCACTGCGGTCAGCGAACATAACCTGACCGTCTTTGACCAACTCGACGCCGTACACCGCCTTGGGCATCCCATCGTACACGATGTCGATGTTGTGCTTCAGGCAAGTGCGGCGCACTCGGTTGTAAAAAACCTTCTTTGCTTGGGCGCTCACGCTGCGCCCTCCTGCAAAAACTCTGCGTACAGCTTCTTGCCGTCTTCGGTGTCAGCAAGCTTACGAGCCATCTTCGCTACATACTCGCCAAGCTCGTTGATCTGCAACGCCTTGTTCGTGAACGCAGAAAGCGTCTCTTCGGTTGCTGCCGCACCCTTGCGGAACAAAGCTGGCAGCATCATAGATTCCGCTGCGGTCAGGACATGCAAGCGAGAAAACTTGTGGCAGTCGGCGTGTAGCAATTGTTCTTCAACGGTCATTTCTCTGTCGGTCATCACATTTCTCCTGTAAGTGAAATTGCATAATAAGGGCATACGTGTCGATGTGCAACACTTTATTTGAATAAATTCTTTTGTATAGGTGTTTGCATATGGGCACGGCATGTGGTAAGCTGTTGGAAACCAACAACGGAGAACGTGATGAAATCCGAAATCAAAAACGCGACAGTTCGCAAGGTACGCAATCGAGGCTTCAAGCCCGTTAGCTATCACCACGACACTGGTGTCCATAACGGCTGGATCTACAAGGTCGGCACCAAATGGACTCACGCTAGGTTTCCTAGTCTGGGCAACGTCCGCATCAGCAAAGCTGACATGCGTTATGTGGGGGAGCTGTAATGACTATCAAATCAAAGCGCGGCCCCAACGTGACACCCGACGAGCACAAGCTCGTCGTTAAGTTTGCCAAGCAGTGCCTGAGAGAGATCTGCAAGAAGCAGCATGAGATCGAGTATCAAGGCAAGCCTGTCGTGTATGCCGAGGCTATCAAGCGGCTTCAGGTACGGACAAAGTATCGCAGTCAGAGAAGCTACGGCTCCGAGATTTACATCTGCGTCGATATGCAACGCTATCGCCAGAACCTTACTTCGTTCATTGAATACAAATCGTTTGCTGATGATCCGGTTATCGGCACCATCAGAAACTGCGATGACCGTGAGCTACTGCTCAAATGCTTGGTCGCTCATGAGATGTCGCACCACATCCAGATGAGGTACGGGCTGTACACCCGCTACCTCAGGAATACGTTCCACAAACCGCATGGCGATGCGTTCAAGACGATCTATCGTGAGCTGCGGCGCACGTTGGTCAACCCTTACATCGAACCAGTTCAGGAGGTGGCGTGATGACCCTACTTAAAACCCAGTACGTCCAGCTAACCAACGAAGAGATCGAGATGCTGTCTACGCTTATGCGTAGCAGCTCCGACGATCCTCGCGTCAACGGGCTGATCGGCACCTGTTTCTGGTACAAGTGCTACAACAAAGACGAGGAAGCCGAGATGAAGGCGCGGTGGACGAGTATCGAGCAGAAGCTCGCTAAGTTTGTGGGGAAAGAAGAATGAAACTGTACCGAATCGACACCCAAGAGGGATACCACTACGCCACCGCCAAGTATCTTGAACAGGCGAAGCGAGATCTGACCGAAGAAGGATACGAAGACCTGACCATTGAACGCCTCGACTTTGAGATAAGCAAGGCAGGCATCTTCGACGCGCTGCGTGAAGGCGTTCAGGCGGCGAGTGGGCACGAGACAAGTCTGCGTATCTGGGCCGACGGGGAGTGGGTGTGATGGAAAATCTAATCAAGCTGCTACGCAATCACGACTGGTATTTCGAGTACAGTGATGACCACAAGGTGTGGCAGCGCGGGGTAACCCAGCGAGCTGCAATCAATGCCGAGGCTGAGCGCCTTGGCAGGCCAGAGCTGGTCGAGCAAGCCTTTGAAGAGTTCAAGGCTGGGGATCTGGCGTGGTGGCTGGCGGAGTTGGAAGAAATCAGTGGATAAGTATTTCAAAACGCTCGACATGGCCGCATTCCGCATGATGCTGGAAGCCGATAGCGACAAAGCCATGAAGCTTTACCGCCATGTGCTCGACAGGCACCATGACGCAGGGCCAGAGGCCGATTACATTATTCGATTATGGAAACAAGAACGGGGCATAGATGAGAAAAATGACAGTAATAGCTGAAGTTAGCGTTAAAACGCTGGTGGATCTCGATGTCCTCGAAGACCTGATCGAAGACGTGATCCTCGAAGCCCTTCACCAAGACCAAGAAGTCGAGGTAAAGGTGACTGCGGAGTTTGTGAAGGTGACTAAATAGCCACGTCCATTGCGCTCTTAGCTGCCTCG